CTCGTTTGCAACATCATGCTCGTCTTTGGCGGAGATTCACATATATGCCCCCTTCGTGAGTGGGGGGGGGGTGGCTGGTTTCCTGGCCCCCTCCTCCTCCTACGAATAGTACCACAACACGGGTGAGGAATATGCCTCCTTAGCTGGGAATAGGACCTAAGGACTTGAATCACTGGGGAAGGAAGAGCTTCTAGTATGTCTGCGCCACTAACTATGAAGACTGCCTACAAACTAGAGGCAGTTCAACTAGGAATAGTATCAAGCTGATACCAATTACAAAGCCATCAAGATTATATACTCGGGTTTTTCTTAAATAAGGATTCATATACAGGAGAAGAGTGTAAAAGATTATGAGAATGTCACCTGGTGAGTGATGACACGACCGAGATACGGAGGGATACGAGCAACTGTATTTGCTAAAAAAAAGAGGAGCTGTTGCGTTATCAACACATGAATGGACTGCACACATGCGAATTGGTAGACTGATCCGGGTCTGTTTTGTGTAACGAATGCCTCGAATTCATCACGTGAAGATGTTAGCAGTATTTCACACGCAAGGGCTGCATGTAGCGTTGATGTCCATTCAGAATACGTGGGGCGTGTCTTTTGGTCAGTCACCATTCCCTCGAACGTGATTAGTGCTGCTTGGATTGAGTCCTTAAGTGTTCGACCTGTAAGGCCTCCGAGTGGAGCTAGGACAAATGCTGCTATCTGATCTACCGTTTGTCTTCCTCCTCCTCTGGGAAGCTTTGGAACGCGAAAGACATTGTATGGATGAATTATAGGGGACCAGAATGGCTTCCTGATACGGAAGTGGTATACACGTTCAACCCGAACCCCTGTTCGATGTCCTTCCCATACTCCGAGCAAATCACTTGTACGTGCAATGATGCCACAGACATTCTCATGCTCTCGTGGGATTGCGACAATTCTAAAGAGGACAGGATATGGAAAGTCGTGTGCCATGAGAGGCCGTAGGGCTCTATGTGAGAAACCATCTGAAGAGCTGATGTCAATGACTAAAAGATATGGATAATTGTACTTCGTACACAGGCGACGAGACACTGCTGCTGAAAACCAGTCACCATCCGTGCTCAAGGTCTCCTCTGATTGAAGGTATTTCGATCTCCCGCCGTAGAGCCTCACGAGTGGGGGTATGTACTCGCCTAAAGGTACACCTGGAGGGAAGTCCACTCTGAGATCGTGGCCTAGTACACTTTTCGCGCCTCCCATTATTGCGGCAGCAGCACATGCACCGAGGCCCGAGCCGATGATGACCACATCATGTCCTGTGAACAGCTCTGACAGCGGTAACCAGATTATCATCGCACCCGATCCAAACGATAGAGTATTCCCATAAGCATGGTTGAATAGATCTTTGAGTCTCTCTACTTCTGTCTCTACATGGTCAGGAGAGAACCCGGCGATAGATCGCAAGTTGACCTTACTGATCGGCGTTCGAGGGAGATGTTGCCTATAAGCGCGAAGGACTTGTGGAGAGCTTCGATACCGGTAACGTCGAACAATTTCCTCGGCTGAAGCTCGGGTAGCATGGATTTTGCAGCCTGCAGATGCGTTTGCCACCGCCATTGGTATGCTCGCAGCTTCAAGGGTCAGAGGTATGCTGCCGCGCCTGTAGGATTCGTACGACAGCAAGATTGACTGGAATTCTTCAAGGCGCGCCTCAGCATCACGTATGGTCAACATAGATAAGCGCCGAATTGGACTACCTATTATAAAAGTGGCCTCCTCGTGGGATACGAGCCCTGTTATCATCGCAAGAGCTGCCTTCCGTCGTAACATGCGGATTACTGCTTGCTCAGTCCCTGACAGAGGGTCAGACCCGAACACTGCCATCATATACGTGTAGTAGGGAGATGTCCGATCGTGGTACAGCCGAATCATTGTGGTGCTTAGCTCAGCCAGTAGAAGCCTCTCAGATGAGAACCGCCGGTCGTACCGTGGCGATGGTCCCAGATTCAATCTCACAACTATAGGGTCATTAGCGAGGTCGGGGTGTGATATATACGGCATCACCAAGCTGATAAGTATGAGACCGTATCGTTGGACCAGGAAATTCACGTTGGCATTGAACCGGCTTGAGTATTTAGGAGAGTGAACTATTCCTTGCACTATGTCAAGCAGAGCACATCCAGCTGCTTGGAAGAAGACCTGCAGCCCCATTCCTCGGAGCTCGGTGATCCCCAGGGCGACCACTTTTGCCTCTGTAAGATTGTCTACAACGCCTTGTACGGCCTGTCGACCTCCTACGACCTTTGTAAGAACAGATACTAGGGCCGAGAACTCGTAGGGCTCCGCTTCCTGTGTATGCAAGGTGATACATGATGACCAGATCGGTCCGCCAGTCTGACGAATGTAAATCGAATCGCTCTGGATCAACTTGTTGATGGTTGGGAATTGAGGAGGAAGAACATAATCTGAGAATGTGAGCCGCTCATCAGGAAGGGTTTCAAGAGATTCATGTCCAATCCGAACCACTAACCGACCATAGTGTGCGTCGGGCGCTCTAGACCATCGATATGAACACAGACCAACCGCTAAGCACATGAATTCTTGCCACATAATCGGGTAATCCTGAACAGATCCCGACAGGTACCCTGCTTTGTCTGTGTAGAGAGTCACGTAGTGTGCAAAAGCTGATTGGCCCATGAGACAAGCGCTTGCTGACCCAAGGTATGCATCAAACCTATGGTTACTATTTCCACCATAAATCCCAATCAGTGACTCTGCATGTACGCTCAACGGTCGCCCACACCTCATATACGCCAGATAGTCGATTAATTGCAATGTATCTGCTGTTGGCTCACACCATGCGAGTACTACTTGCAACGCACGCAGTGCTGAGCTGGCATAACTATGCCCGTGAATTTTGTACCCGTGATCCGATACTTTGGACCTTGTAGCTGTACCTAGATAAGGTCGCATGGGGCCTCGTGTGTAGAATGCATCCATCCCGTACGTGCAATATTCAGCCAGTATCCCTACAACAGGTCCCTTTGGATTCCAGACAAACTCGAAGTCGATGGGCAAGTAACTTGTTAGGCCAGCAGGCGTCTGTCCGCATGGCGCCCATCGAGCTCGTGCCGTTTTCACCTCCTGGTACACGGAGTCAATCATTCCAGTCTCCCTAGAGAACCGGATAATCAATTTCCATAAGCAGTCGATCTCTCTTATGCCTGCACTGACCATCTTCCCTATGATTTCCGATTCTGGATCAGATCGAGCTAGGGCTTGCATGGTCTGAGTCTTCACCCCCATCTTCTTAAGGTTATTTACTGTCCCAAGGGCACTGGCTTCAAACATCTTATGGGCAATGAGAGGGTTGAAGGGTTTCATGGTGCCAAGAGCGTCCACAAGCTGAGTCTCATACGCCTCGGTTGCAAAGGTCAGGACTTCTCGGATCTCTCTATTTCGGGTAATTCCTTTCATCACCTCGAGTGTTTCTTCTGCAACGGAATCCCCTGGTGTTTTCGGCTTCTCTATGGGAAGACCGTAAGGATCTTGAATTAGCGATAAGAGTTTAGGACTCGGATCATACAGGCTATTCGACTGCATTGCGCCTATAATGATTCGAGCGTCTGGGGAGTATCGCTGCAGCATCTTCAGGCTCGCAACACTCTTGGACAGCGGGTCTGAGCCCCCTTTGTAGAAGAAGCTGTAAGGTCCAATGATTGGATATCCCCCAAGCTCTGATGGCCAGAGGAGTTGTAATCGGATTCCTTCGAAGGAGAACATCTGCGGTCTATTTTGGACTGCTCTCACGTATGGTCCGCTCTGCTGAGACGCTCTTGTCAGGAATAAGGACCCATGTAATAGAGCGATCCAGTAACATCTCTCAGGGGTCTTAACGGTCTCAGCAGCAGTATAGCAGCTGGAGAAGATAGAAGCTATGTAGGATGAAATAGAAGGAAAATCCACTGATGCAGCAGGGTAGACGCGGGAAAGGGCTTTGATCGCGGTTGGGTAATCAACTCCATTCACATAGATGACCTTAGAGTATGTAAGGGCGATGGTTGATACAAGACATTCTTCAGGTTTGAGCTCTTGATGAACACTCGTGGCAGTCTCTGAACATTGCTTGAGCACCACACCTGCGAGCGTATCCAGTTGGGATCTCAGGCTTTGACTCCAATCGCGAGCTTCTGTAACGATTAGCACAATGTTATCGCCCTGGTCAGTAATTGTGTAAGAGATATTGAGATTGTGAAGAGCTAGCTGGATCATTGCGACTGTACAGATTGACCACAGCTTTTGTGCAATCCCTTCAAGCCCTCCAGCATGGTCGTAATGGATCAGGTCGCTTTCAGGTGGCCATAGCTTCTCGACCTGATCTGGCCGACAACCAGCGACTCGCATCATCATACAGCATCGCTCAAAGAACTTATGAACTGTCGTGTAAACCCTTTTAAGACCCATGAGCTTGTTGATCTGCTGCCCGATGCCCTCGACGATCAGACCTCTCCACATAAGGTTCCATGATGAGAGATCAAGCTCCAGCAGTAGCCTTACCAGATCAGGCGAATCAATGGGACGAGTCATGGATAAGAAACGACGGTGAATGTCCAGTTTTGAGTCGACCATGGTAATAGATGGAAAGTATCGGAGGATAGTGTCAGCCAAATTTGCTTCATGGACTGTGAAGAAGGCCCTCATCTCGAACACCATCATAGTAAAAGCTCGCGCTGCTAGCTTGAACTCTCGCTCCTTCGGATACAAGGAGCATATAAGCCATTGTATTGGTATCTGGTCGTCCTCGATGGCCTTTATAATCCAATGTGTATCCACGGAGAGCCTTCGGAGCAGTTCCAGAAGGAGGCGTTTCTGTGTCGAGACCGGTATGTCATCCCAGCTGGCATGCTTCTCAGTAAGTAAGTGAGAGATCGACTTGTCGTCCATCAGCTCGAGATAATTGTCGTACTCATCAAAGTCAAATGTTTTTAAGAAGTTCACGTGATCCCAGTCACGTAGGTCATAAGCTGCCCGTTGTAACGCAAGCGTCTTGCCTTCATACAGGCGCTGAAGCTCTGTTCCTGGTCGTAAGAACTCCATCTTAGGCCACTCCTTATGCCGAGCGATATATGCACGGGTGAACATGTCAGAGAAGACTGCCCTCATGTGGAGAGCTATGTCAGGGGAAGTAGGATCTGGTGCCTGCGCAACAAGTCGTGACTTCGCACTCGCAACACGAGGGTCTATTACAGGATGTCCGGAGAACTTTTGTAGTCCGAAGACCTCACATACTTGAGCTACGCTCTGAAGAGGCTGGAGTACGCTTACATAATAGTGCCAGGCAAGTGTCGCGTAAAGAGGGAATGATTCTTTGTCCAGGGAGCGGAGTGTACGTTCTTTCTCCGCTACTTTTTCGAGCATGCTTTGGAAGGAGTCAGATGGACCTGACAGAATGTCACCTCCTATCCGAGACAAGTATGCTTTCGCCATTGACTCAACTGACTTTGCTAGCTCATATCCCTCATTCCCGAACCGCTCGATGCACAACTCTTGCCACTTGAAGCTCCGGTTCAGACTCTCCTCGAGGAGGAAATCGCTAGGATATAAAACTTTCGCTGTTATGTGGCCGTTTCTCCGCATCATTGCCGCATCTCTAAGCATCAACAACTGCTGGTAGCTCAGTGAGTACCATCGGCCTTCCGTCTCAGGAAGCGTGACGATGCACATAGACTCCGATATGATCCCGCGGCAGAAATCATTCTCCACTCGAACAGCTCTATCTGCTCCCTGGTTCCTTCTTGTCGCGAATGACTCAATAAAGGACGCATACACCTCTTCTACAGAGTAATAATGCTTCGCAGCATCAGAGAAGAACGTTACATCTGGCATTGCTGGTTGTGTCCCCGTAAGCTGAGCTAGTGCATTGACATGAGCGGATATGATAGGCCGTATGGCTACCTCTGCATGTTCGATGACTCTATTAATTCTTGACTTAGGAGCTGTTGGTACATTCATGAGGTATGCGTAATGCTCAGGCCGCACAGGAATCACAGTGGACATATCAAGATCAAACGCCAGCTGTGCTTTCTGGTATACTTTTGCGATGTTGCTGAAACAAATGCTCTCGTGGCGTTCAAGCCCAGGCGGGACATAGGTGCCCCATTTCTTCTTGTTCCAAACCACATCTGAGTCCAATCCTGCAATGTCAACTAAGATCTCAGCTCGCTTGATATCCACATCCAATACAGGAGCATCAAGGTGTAAGGCAGGGAAGAATGACATTGCGATGTATTGAGGGAGAAGAAATCTTTGACTTCGGAGGTTTTTTCTAAATCAGGTATCAAGAATTCTGCCTCGTTTAGGGAGGCCAACGAGTTTTTTGCTCTTTCAGGCAGCAACTGATCTATAGCTAATAGTATAACGTTAGCCGACGTGTAACAACCACGAAGCGGTCTCCGACCCCGTGCAAGGTAATATTGACAACTACCGGGTCATCTTCAGAAGGGCCGCTTACTAGGAATCGCCCGATTGTCGCACTCGTGCATGGCAGCAGGGTCATGATTACCATAGTGGCTCCGTTGTATACCAAGATGTCATTTAACAGTTCGAACAGTTCCTCTATCGAGGATATGAGCCGCTCAGATACTGACAATACCCGAGTATCTGGTCCCTGATCGACTAATAGGAACACCCGACGAGGGTAGAACATCCAGCCTTGCACGGTCTCTCTCAGGCGCTCGTGTTCGTGCACACTCATGAGGTATGCCATCAGGATTAATGAAGAAAGTCGGTCCCCTGTTCACTAGTCCATTTTTGTTAAATAGCCACCTATAGTTGAGAAAAACGTTATGGTATACACAATTCCGAGCCTAGACCTGATACGTAACACATAGTACCTTACCCGTTGATTACAACAGTAGTATACCAAAGGAGAACACATAGTCAGATTAGAGAAAGGGTAGAGAACACGCTAATACTCAAGGGCCGGTAAAATTGTGTAAGTGGTCTAGCTCAGAAGCAGGTTCGTTCGCTGGAGGTAAGCTCGGGTTCAGCTCCTCGTGAGTAATCTCTGGCTCCAATGGCGGGTTAACGTCTGAGTTGATGCACTCTGAGCATTCAATCAGGATCTGCTCAAGACTCTCGGCGAAACCTCGAGGAGCGGCACCTTCGGCAAGATCCTTCAGCACAGCTTCAGGAATGGTCACTGATGATACTAAGGAGGTGATGTCAGACAAGCGTGCTTTCGCCTGTCGCTGGCCTTCGAGAATCTGCCTCAGAACGTTTATAACATGCACAACAACCTTTGTAGACTCAGCAACAGACTTCTCGATGGTCGTTAGGTCAAGTAAGTCCGTTTTTTTAGCTCCTAAGGGGGTCTTCAAGTGTTCTGTGTACTCGTCTCCCATCAAGGTAGCCAAAGTGAATGACGTTCGTTGGAGGGTGAGGACTGATCCATAAAGCTGAGCTGCAGCCGCGTCCTGAAAATCATTGTGTTGCTTCATCGATAACACGGATGTAGCAAGATCCTGAAGAGCGACATTTCCCTGTGTTACGTTATACGAGAAGACTGTTTTCTTAGCCCTCAGACCTGACGCTTCTTGCCTCTTCTCAGCGGCATCAGATCCTTGGCGTGCTTGCCGAGCGACCTCTGCAGCTCGTAGCCATTCCTCTTTCACTTGCTCTAACCTTGATCGGTCAACTCGGTATCGACCGCTCTGATCAATGAATCCGGGCGAAGACATTGATTTCCTTGTAATAGAATACGGGTGACTATTGGAGCTAGATGGGAGTATTGGACAGTTTGCGGTCTTGGATTGGGTCAGTATGGTTTTTATAAAATACTCGCGCACTTTCGCTCACGCGACGGACAATTCGTCCTCCCCATCGGCATGCAGAGGCGAAGAAACAAGAAAGCTATTCGGACCTAGGTAATGTTACACTGCACTTCAACACCTTACTGCATGCGACGCACACCTTGAGGAAGAGGAGGCTTAGGGAATGTGGCTAGCGTTCTATCGCCTTCTCGAGCTTGATGCTGAGGAGGAGGGCCTGCGTTCTCGTCGTCCTCGTCGTCATTATCTCCTAGATGGCGCTCGATTGCCGAGATGTGAGAGGTCATCTGACGAGGAGCATGCTTCGCTTTCTCGGTCGGAGTCATACTACCTGATGCAGACCTCATAGTAGTACTCACCAATTCCTGTCCAGCCGTGATCTTCTTGTACTCTGTCTGCATTAGGGCTGCAGCAGCCAAGAGGGTATAGATTTTATGGCAGATCAAATCCTTGTCTTGGAGGGGACTACCGTCAGAAATAGGGCTTGCCTTCACCAACGAGTCCAGGGCTAAAGAGGTGAAAAGGCTTTCTCCAGTTGATTGACAGAGCTCAGCTAGTGCCTTGAGTTCAATGAAGGCGTCTTTGTACTGAAGTGCGAGGTTCTTCGTACCTGCAATTGCCACGCCCAGCTCCTTCAAGTCCTTGTCCCTCGCTGCTAACTTCGCTTTGTAACTATTCGGCAGTTTTACAGCAATGATATTAGACATCTGTGAAGGAATTTCTGAACTCTTCAGGTTTTTTCTAAATAAACTTGAGCAAGAATTCCGCGGATCATCCAACTGGGAACGCTAGGTAATGTACAGAGTTAAGATAGGACAAACATAAAGCTAAACCATACACTGGAGTTCTTGGGTCAATCACACTGTGGGCGCCTGCTGGGCTGCTCCGTTCTGCTGCGTGAAGGAACCAGCCGCCGGAGGTGCTGCCGGCCGTTGTCGTGCAGCGTGCAAAGCTCTTAGTTGATCAAACTCCTCACGGATAGCTTGATCCGCTCCTCGGACCTCATAGCGAGCCACCCCTTCGTCGTCTTCTCCGAGGACATCAGCCGCCAACTTCGTGAAGCGTAAAAGCTTCTTACTGTCGAACCCCTTGAACTGATCTCGATAGATAGCTTTCACGTATA